ATCTCACGCATACAACTCAATACCACTTGTTCTTGTGTTGGCGGTACAAAATGTCTAATCTCATTTGCTCTGCTACAAGCCTCTAGACATTCTTTAACAATCAACTCGGCGAATAAATTCAATCCCTCTTGATCTGGGTTATCATCAATGCCAGCCTGTTGTTTAAGCCTTTGAATTCTTGCTTCCGCCAATGACTTATTGCGAATCTTTACAAACTCGTCATACTTTTCTTTGGTGCCTATACTATAACCACCATCACCTGCATGAATATCACTACCTGCTTTAATATTTTCATTCATTTGTCATCTCTAAATCTTACAAATCTTGGGAATCTTAAACTATAAGTTCCATCTTGGTTCTGTGTGATTACATCACATAAGATTTCAGCAGTTCTCCCAATAACACTATTAGAATTGATCCAATAATCGTCTCTATCACTATCTGAGAATCCTGACCCAACGTTGACTGATATTTCTTTTCCATCATCAATCCCATGACACACAAGTGCGCCCAAGCGTCCTTCATTACGTCCTGTACCTTCTTCAATTCCAATTACCTCCAAGTCAACTGTTATAGTTGGTTTCCATTTCATCCAACTCGTGTTTCTCTTGCACTCGTAGAATGCATCCATGTCTTTAATCATAATGCCTTCAAAGCCTTGATTAACCATGTCTTTTGCATATCTATCTAATTGGTCACGACCTGCTGCAGTATCTAAGTCAACCATGATATGTGGTAACAATTCAACATTAAGCATTTGATCAAATGTTGGTTTCATCTTTTCTAACAATTCAATACGTTTGCTTAATGGAGTTTTCCATACACCTTTATTGAATTCTTCTAATGGGACAATATCAAATACGTTGAATACTGTATCAGTAGCCTGAACATCTGTTTTACGTCTTGCTTGTCGCATTAGTTCTTGGAAACTACTACCAATCACTTCACCATCTAATACAAAACCTTTTGATAGTTCTCTGTTAGGTAATACAAGATTTAATGCTCTGCTCATTACCTGATATTCAATGTGTTCAAAGTTTTCAAATACTTTACCATTACGACTAAAACAAGATATACTTTTTGTATCATACATTAGTAGTACACGAACACCATCTAACTTAGGTTCAAGTCGTTTAACACCCTTCATCTCGGGACGACCTTCACTATTAGTTGCTAATTGACAGCCAAACACTGGAATTTCATATTCAGTCTTTTTACAAATCTTGTTGACTGTTTTATCACTAATACCTGCTCGTAAATCTTTGCGTAATACAGGTCTACAGAATGTATTCCATTCACTACTATCAAATCGTTCACTCATTTCAGATATGGCATCACGGGCAGCATCACCTGTTAGTCTACGATTGTACAAATCTTCTAATAAGTTGTTAAAGTCATCCCAGGGATTTTCTGCATCAATGATGCCCACAGTTTCAGGTATTTGTTTGACACCAAATGTAACATATGGATTGTAACAAGCCTTAGTCAATCCTAAAAAGATTTGACTACTACGACTACCGAGGACACTTGCCTCAAGCGCCTGTCTAATCACATCTTCTTTATGAAGGCGACTGTCGCTTTCATTCAACTTGTTAATCCAATTTGCAGTCATTAAATTTCCTTAGAAAACGCTACCAATGTCCAACCACTAAATGCTAAAACCCATACTGTAAAAACTTCTGTACCGTATGAATTATATGTTCCAAACCCTGCACTAAGTGCAATAAAAATTGCTATATATCTTAAAAATTTCTCTTTCATTTTTATTCCTTTGTTAAAGATTATCATGTTTTGTATGTATATCAATGTAATGAGTTGCCACTCTAAGCATAATCATTGCATGTTCATAACTGACAGGAAGAATAACTGTGTTACCTATTTTGAGATTGTCTAGTTCTTGCTTTACTGTATAGTAGTCTGGCAACTCTTTTGCTAACATTGCTTTAACCTCAGAGTTGCAAATATCTCTGACCTCGTCTTCGGTTAATGTTCTATATTGATTATGTGCCATATTACCAACTTGAATTATAAAATACTTTACGACCCAAAAACAATTCTGTTTTTGCATCAATACAAAATTTTAAGTCTTGTGGTTTATAGTATTCATCAGCATCACTACCAAAGAAGAATCCTTTTGTACCAGGTAAATTGCCTTCTTTGATATCATTTTCTAATTGCTTGATATCTTCCCATTCTAATTCTAATTCAACACCATTGAATGAATCATAGTCTAAATTCTTTTTCTCAGCAAGTTGTTCCATCCAACCATGTAAGTTAGGATGCTTGCGCCAATATGCAATTTCTTGTGTATTAACCTGTGGATCTTGTTCACGACCTTTGTTCGCAACATAAGCATACATATCTAAACCCATTTACATCTCCTGCAGTTTTGAAATTTGATTATACTCTACTTCTACAAAATTTACAACCTTATCGTTGTGTTTAAACGACAAATCTAGTTGTACTTTTACCCGTTTATTTGTGTCACTTAGGACACTCCCTATAAAAGGAATATTTTCATACCTACCAAACACCCTATCACCGATTAGATATTTTGGTTTTGGTAAATCTTTTGCCTTGTCTTCAAAGTATGATGTTAGTGTCATATTAATCTACCTGAAGTTTTACATGTTGTTGGAGTGCAGACTTGAATTGTATTACTCCCTGATCTACCAATTTTGCAAACTCAGAGAATCCGATAGTTGATATTGTGATACCTACGATAACGCCTATTAAAAATCTCATAACAATCTCCTAATAATTAAACAACCTTAACCCTATTTAAATGTGTCATATTATCTTTATGCTCTTTAATCTTACCTTCAATCTTAAGTTTTAAGCCTGATTCAAGTAATGTTTCTTTGAATGGAAAGAATACTACATTTTCATTTTCTGTGATACCCTTTACATAATATGTAGACCATTTAGTACTATAAACTGATTTTAATACTTCAATATCAAGTAAAACTTTTTTACCTACAATACCAACATATCCACCTTTTGCAAATATGATACGATTTTCAATTTGTGATTTTTTGGTATCTTGGTCATACACATATGGAAAATATGCAATAGATCCTAATTCAAAACTACTAGTGATTATATCTCTGTTAGCGAATAACATTGCATTATTTTTAAACTCATTCAGTTTTTCACCCTTCATAATTTTAAAAGTATATGCTTGAAAATGCTTACGCATTTTATTACCTAATTCACGATCTTGGTCAGTGATTAAACTTGTATCATTAATAGCCAACATCATAGTATCTCTGTTGCTATAATTCTCAGTATCTAAAACCTCTGTCTTAATATGCCTGACATACTCATCAGGATTCATTCTAAAGGCATATGCACTAGCAGACCAAACTAAATCTGCATTATATGAAGGTTGAGATTTTGCCATAATGATTCTATCTACGCTTGACCCATGTATATGCAATTCCATCAGGTGTCTTACCATTTGTAACTGCATCTACTCCCATCTTTCCTATTTGATTAGTATTCTCACTAACCATTGTGACGAATGTTCGTCCTGCCTTACGTAAGAATTCACACTTGGCTAAGGCTTCTGACATATTATCAAAATCTTCAAAATGTGCTTCCTTAGCGTAAGACCAATATACCTTAAACATTACTTTCCTATGCTCCCCAATAGGGACTGTAAACTTCTTCCTCTTGCTCTCTACGTTCAATTTCTCTAGCATAGAGTTCCTTGTATAATGATTCGGTAGTAGATAACTTACGACTTTCTTTTAATCGTTCATAGTAAACTACCAACTCACCTGTTGACAATGATTTTAATTGTGCATCCAATTCACTAAACTTTCCCATTATACTGTTTCCTCTGTTACTTGTTTTAATGCCTCACTCAATTCAACTAACTCAGTCATATCACCCTGGGCAACATACCATGTATCATTATTCATAATATACATATATTCAGCACCGCAATTTTTATAGTATTCAACTGCATCGGTAAATTTTGTAAATGTTTTGTAGTCGTTATCTTCTTCCTCACGATCACGACCATAAAATGTAGTCATATTACCATAAAGTTTTTCGTATTCTTTGCTATCAATATTTGGATCAAAATTAAAAGGGTGCTTTTCACCAATATCTTCACCTAAACTAGAGATATTACCTAATGCTACTAAATGATTGGCCTTTGGGCTATCATAATGTTTAAGCAATATTTCACCTACGCCTTGTAAATAACCATCCCAATGACAATAAACCATTTTACAGTTATTACCATGCATCACACCAATTGCACTTCTTGTAGCCATTTTGTTTCCTTTAGTTAACTGTTTAAGATTCTATTATATACCCAAATTGATTTTTTGTCAAGCCTTTTGCTTGGCTTCTATCATTTCAGACAGGATGAACTTGGCAATATTCATCAATTTACGGCTACTGTCATTCTGACCCATAGCCAATAGTTCCTGAGCATCAGACAGGATGCTCATCACAACCATTTCAATACCTGACATTTTTGCGGTAATACTTTTAATGTACTGCTCACGGATATTTTGTTCGGTGATACCATAGCACTTTTTTTCAAACTCGGTCATGTGAACTCCTTTAATTAACTGTCTAAGATTCTATTATATACCCAAAATGAATTAATGTCAACCTTCATTGTTGCGTTTTTGCAACACATTTTTACAGTAGGTTTTTACATACTCACCAGCTAATTCCCATTGCACATCATCACGCTCCTCAGGCATCTCTAAGTACTCGTATTTGATGATTTGTATAATACTCAAACAATCAATTTTATCTTGTTTGTCAGGAAGACTTCTTACAATCGTATTCAATTCATCATGCGATTGGCATGACCAAACTAGATTGGCTAATATTTGTTGCCTAATATTCAATCCTTCAATCTTGACCATGTTGTAATTTTTCCTCTAATTGATTAATAGTTACTCGTAATTTAAAAATATCACTATATTGTTGGCTGATAAGTTGTTGATTCGCATCTAGCCAAATATTTTGATTTTCTACCACACGCTTTAAATGTAAAATTTGGTCTTGTTGAATGAATCCTATGATTCCTATAGCACCGAGCATTAATAAAAATACTACCATTTATAGTACCACCTGATCCTCTAACACACTTTGTATAGCATATAGTATTGTTTCTTCATTGACTCCTAATTTAGGATCAATATATTGTTCTAATGATTCTAGTACCAACAATGCGTCCTCATTGGTAAGACTAGCATTTATTTCTTTGCCATACTCAATTATATCATCTATTGTAAAAACTTGAGTAAGTGTTAGTATACCGTTGACTAATAAAAATTTACTTTGTGACATATTAAACTCCGTAAGTTGTGCTCTTTACCATTGCATGTAATTTTACATTAAATTAACTTGGAAATCTACCATTTTAGGAACCATTTTGTAATCGTATGCACGGATTTGTCCGCCGTAACCCCGAATATTTTCACGGGCCATTACTTCAAGTGCATTCCAAACTGCAACACGTTGTTCGGTAAATACCATTTCAGTAGCACCTTGTACAGTTGTATAGAATCCTACACCGTTAACGATAACACGGACTCGTTGACTGTTATTGAGACCTGAAATGATTTGTTTTCTACGCATTTGTTACTCCGTTTTGTTACTGTCTAAGATTCTATTATAAGCCCAAACTGATTTGTTGTCAAATATTGGACAAAAAAGGTGTTACATTTCTGCAACACCTTTATAGCTTAAAAGTAGTACTAAAGTATTACTTTTTTGTAGTAGTTCCTTGATTTACAAAACCATACATTTTTTCCGCAGCCTCTAAAATCTTTTCCATACCAGGAAACTCTGGCATTGATACTGTACTTACGATTTGCCCGGTCTTCTCATCTTTTTTAGCAGACAATTGCCAACCGGCAACTTTTAGATTGTAATCTTGCATTACGATATCTTTAGCCATACCTAAAATATCTGTACGTAGTTCATAGCCGTTTTTGTTAAATTTTACTTCTGGCAATTTTGGTGTGTTGTATTCTGACATTGATTGTCTCCTGTGTGTTGAAAATTATATTATATTATTCTTTTATGAATAATTAAAGTGTTTTGGACAACAATGATGTCCAGGGATTTTTAAATCTTTTTCCCATATAATCTAGTATTGCTAGATTATCTTCTGCAGCCGATGCCACATAAGTAGAAAGACTTGGATGATCTAAATGTATGTCTGCTAATGTCTCTCCCATTTCTGTTTCAATATGAATACCGTACTTTATACATAAATGTTTGATAACACTATTTGTAGATAAACAAACCATACATCCTTTTAGTATGCCATGTGTGCGACAATGTAGTATACATCGTTTCATTAACAAGTTACCAAGACCCTTACCCTGATGTTCTTTAAGAACACTAAAGGCAAGTTCCATTTCTTTACCCTCTGTTGAAATATGTCCTACCGCTATAAAATCTAAATTACTATCTTCTATAACATATAGGACATGTTCAGTAGGATTCTTTTCAAACTTATCACAAAGGGTGTCAATGACTTCATCACTAACAGAGACACCAAATCTAAGATGTTTAGAATTATTATCTAAATCTTTTAAGTGCTTACGATACTTTGAATATTCGTAGGGTAGTGCCCTACGAATTGTTTGTAAAGGCATTAGCTACCTCTGATACCAGTTTCAAACATATGATGTTTAGCTATCTTTGCACTTTCAATAGATTCTTTCAAAAATGCAAAAATTTTAACAGTTACTCTTTTCACAAATTCAAACTTTGGTGTTGTTTGTGTAACTGATGAACTGTTTGTTGTTTCAACTGTTTTGTATTCATATTGTCTCATCCAATATTCAGCTTCTGCAACTGTTTGTGGACGCTTACTTTCCACATACACTTCCATACCACTTTTATTATGCTCGTTAATAGAATTTAATATTGGTCTAGACAATTCTGTAATTAATAATAAAAACATATTACTTACCTTTCTTACCTAATAATATACTTAGGTTTTCTTGGAATACATCAACTGTTTCAGTATATAGTGTTTTGCCCATGAATAATGATGCGATTTGAGTATTAACTTTGGTAAAAGTCTCTACTGCATCTTTTGTATATTGAGTTTGAGTTTTGATAAACTCGTTAAGAGGAGTCTTTAAACTCTCTTGCGGGACGTAGAATTCTACGAATGATTTCTTTGCTGTGTCTACCATGTCAATGGTAGCATTGATTGCTGTGTTAAACATATTTTTTCTCCTGTGTGTGTTTATGTTTTGGGTTTTTATACAGAACCCATAACTGCATTTTTATTTATCTAAAAATTACTTTTTCTTAGATTTGTCTTTTTTCTCAGCAGGTTTTTTGTCTTTGCTATGATCTTTCTTTTTAGCTAGTTTCATACCATCTGGTGCTTTATGTGGCCCATTTGGTTCTTCTGCTAATACTGAAAATGATACTGAAAGTGCAAACAAACTTGCAAAAATTAAAGTGATAAATTTCATATTATCCTCCTCTTCCACTTCTACGAACTACACTAGCACCACCAAATCCTTTTGTATTAGGTTTGGGACCTTGCTTCTTTGGGGCTTTACCTAAACCAGGGTGCTCTCCTTGATTCTTCGCTTTAGCCTCATTTGCCATATTAATAAATGGATTCTTGCTTTTCTTTTCTTCTGTCATTCTCTACCTACCTTTACTGATTTTAAATAATCTTTTATACTCCCGTATAAATTAATCATCATTGAAATTTTACTATCGTAAATTCTAATGAATGGCTCTTTTTTAAGACCTTCTGATTTATTTACACCTATATAATAGGGACATTTTAATTTCTTGTTCAGCTCTAACAAATATACCCCAGGGGTTACTATGTCTTCGGTTGATATAGGATACAAATAAAACTCTATTTTAGCATATCTAAATGCTAAGTCGCCCTGATCGGTCAACCTCAACCCACCATCGGGTCTTTGTACCATCCACCATTTCTTCATTGCATCCTGATAGTTCCAAATGCTATTGTCATTTAACTCTTTAATGACACTTTTTGTTATAAGTTCTTTATACTTATAGTTATTCATCTGGATAAACTTTTGAGCCGTTGTTCATAAACACGACACTAAACTTATCTGTCTTAAATTGATTATTTAATTTACGGCACAAATTTCGTGCATGTCCCGGATTACTGAAACTTGTCTTTTTATATTTAGGCACAGTTTCACTATCTAGGTAATGTGAACTTTTTAAGTTAATAGGTTGTCCATCATAGAATACTGCCCATATACCTGCGGCTTCAACTATCTGGTCACACTTATAACTTGTCTTGTCTACAAACTCTAACAATACCTTGGGTTGTGTTCTACTCATTACCAACGTCCTCCTTTAAATACGACCTGAATAGGTTCGTCTTTTTGGTCACGTTGGTCCAATAGTAACTTCATTATCTCGTCACGCAACTGTTTAGCTTCGGTTAATGGCATCTGAAAAGCCACTGATTGCTTGGCTTCTGTGCTATTAACCTTATCTATGAAATTTTTAATAACCTGAGTCATTATCTATTTATGCTACTATTTAACTCATCTTCGGTAGAAAAGGGGCCAATATACTCATATCTTTGTACAAAAATGTATTTAGGACAAAAAACATTAATGTATTCGCTTCCTTGCTTAACTGCAAACCATCCAGCTACATGATAGCATTTGCTTTTTTGTTTTTTTGTAAACAAATGTAATTTTCTCTTTACATCTAATACACTATTGTAAATCTTTCCTTTTCCTGTAGGAAATATAGCAAAAGGGGGGTCTGTGGTTATGTCATTTTTTCTAAATTTTTCAAATTCAATTTTTTTGAATTTTTCAATTTGTTTGGTACTATCATAATGTTCTAAATTGTTTCCAATTTTTACATCAAATCCAGTACCTTGACTTTCTACGTTTCCTACTTTTCTGTCATTACTATCAGTAACGACCCAATATTGATTTTTAATAATCGGTTTTGCTATTAAGTTCATTTTTTAAGTTCTTCCCATACTATTTTTTTAGATAATTCTATCTTTTCTTGTTCTTCACGTTTAAGCATTTCAGGACCAACCATTTTTAAAAATATTACTATTTCTTTTTCACCAAGCTCAGTTAATTTAGAATATTCAGAACTAACATTACTGTTATAGTAACAATTTCTATCCTTGAGAATTTCTAATAATCCTCTATACACTTGTTTCTGCAACATGGTTGTCATGTAGTATCCCTTTATATGTGCTATTGAGCCACTTAGCATATGTTTCGGCTTGAGTAGATATTTTAGTAAGTTCATATTTCCCGCAGAATTTCATAAAATGTACACCTACTTGTGGTGTATGTGTTATGCGTACACCTTCTTTGATAACTTTGTCAACATTTTGTTTGATCCAGTCTGGTTGTGCAGTTAAGTCAATTAATGTACGATTACGTTCATAATCATCTTTTACACGATGCTCTATATTATCATGGTCTACCCAGCGTTGCAACATTAAATTGTTCCAATTGAAGCCTTGTTTGTTCCTATCTTCAAATGCCTCAATTAAACCAACTTTGTTCTTTGTACCTTTCTCACGTACACCTGGATATGCACTAAACACATTGTCTGATGTATCACCACGCATACATTTTTTGAATAACAGATATTGGGTATCTTCTAACAGTTTGGGTTCTTTAGTTTTCTTGTCAACGATTATCCTACCTTTTTCGTCAAAGTAACCTTCTGGTGTGATAAGTTGGTTTGTGATTCCATTGTATTGTGAAACGCGGTCATTGATAAGCTGGATATAATCGCCATCGCTGCTAATAATAAAAATTTTGTCATTTGGGTGTAAGTGTACGAATCTTGCTATAATGTCATCAGCCTCTGATTGTGGCTCACGTAATACACTAACATTAGTTTTCTCTTTTAAGAAAGTTGTAAAGTGTTCATAAGTTTCCCAGAACAATTTATTTTCCTCAACCTCGTCTTGTGTTTGACTTTGTGTATTTACAATACGATTACGCTTGTATGGTAGATATGCATCCTTACGCCATGATCTGCCTTCTAGTGCAAACACAACGTGGTCAATATCAAATTTGCGAACAACTTGATTAACACTAGCAAGTGTTAAATGTAAAGCCATACCCACTTTTTCAAATGGATCACTATTACGTGAAGCCACGTGACGGGCACGGAAGAAAGTATTTGCGGTATCAATTAGTGCGTAGTTCATATGTGTATTATATACGTATATTTAAAAATTGTCAAGTTAAATGGTTTCCAAAAACAAATTTGGGTTCTCGTCTATCGTTTTGAAAATATCAGTATTATCTATAGTGAAAGGTAAAAATTTATTTTTGATTCGTTTGATTGGTAAAGGGTAACCTTGAATTCGATCCTCAACCGTTTCAATCAATTCTTCCATTGTAATATTATGTTTTGGATCTAACCATTCAAGTTTACGTGTGCGGGTATTAGTGAAGTTTAACCGTTGTTTATTGTACACACGCTTGATATATTTTTCCAATTGATTAATGTGAAGGTTTTCACCATAATACAATTTTGAAAATTGTTGCCTAGCCGCACTAGGGTTACAATATCCATCTACTAATCGCTTGGATAAGTGAATAGTAATACCAAACCCCAGTGTATCGTTATGGCTAGTTTTGATAATGTAAAACCATTTCATGGTAGTTTTGCCTTAATTTCATCAGATAGAAAATCAATCACATCATGCCCATCTTGTGCATGAGACTTAACAATACCCGGTACAGTATGTGTACCACCTGCCTTTTGATAAATCTTCAAAACGATTGCCAAAGCCACCGTTTTATCTGGGCCCTTTTCAATCTTGATTGTCTCTAGTGCATATTTTTTGTATGCAGTAGTAGCAGCTTCTTTTAAACCGTTTGGATTAACGAATACCTCTTTGATAGTAGCATTAAAGTCACGCACAAACGTATCAAACGCTTTGGTGTTTATTTTAATATTTGCTTTTTTGTTAGTGCAATGTTCGTACAAACCACCAAACAAACCAAATTCAGCATTGTCCATCTTTTCACTAGACCAATACTTTTTGTGATTCTCACACATAAAGAGCCATGCATCAGCACTCATACCATTCATACCACTAATGTGAGTAACAGTATTTGGTTCCTCTGATTGAGGATGTGTTTTTGACAAAGTTGTAATATTATTATCTTCGGCAATAGTTTGTAATTCTTCTGCTTTGATAGCATCAGGATCAGTATCATTGTCCAAACGCACACACAATGTATTCACTGCATGGGTATCATAGTCATCAATTGGCTTTTTACCTTTACCGTTAATATATAAAAAGTGTTTACGTGCAAAACTTAGACTATCACTCTCAACGTACATTACATCCACTTTTACGCTTAGCCAATCTTTTGAATCAATCGCTTTTCCATTGAGTTTTAGTAATCCAGCACGTGCCATACCTGCTATAACTGCCAGTGTATGTTGCCCGTCAGTAACGTGATAATTTTTATCGTTTGGTAGTTTAACTGCAAAAATAGGATTTAGACGGCGCATGTCAAAAACACCGGGAGCTGAAATGTTTCCGCAATGACCACCGTCAAGAAGGCGTTGAATATCTTCATCACTTAATAGCCAGCGTAGTTCAACTTCATCGTGTTTTGGCTTATTAGCCAGGTCAAACGAAATATTGTTTGCCGAATAATGAGCAATATTAGCATGCCAGCCTGCATTTGTAACATCGTTTAACTCTTCAACCAGTTGAGTAACATTTTTAACTTTGAACGTTCCCGGTGTACGCCTAAGTTTATTATCTACTGGTGTAGTGTTACGCTTTTGTGTGTTTTTTGTCCATTTATAAAAGTATGTCATAGAGACTCCTGTTCGTTAATATGTGTATATTGTACGACCTTTTTGTATATGTGTCAACCTTTTATTTGACAAATAATATGAATACTTTTAGCTTACTTCCGTACGCCCGTTACCCAAATCTTTTTGTGCTATTGTACGCATATCACGCATTCCGGGTATATCTCTCTTATCCGGATCGGCTTGCTCTTGTTCGTATACTTCAAGTGCGATGTTTCTACAAACTACTTGAAACCAGCGGTCAACAATAACATTATCTGTATCACTATCTTTTTGTTTATACCCATTCTTTATTAGATTGATAACAAATTTATCATTCCAATCTAACTCAAATGCACCATTTTGTATATTATTAGGATCAATCTCTACTTTTGTAATACTGATATAAGGTTCACCTGCAAGAGTGGCCTTTTCCTTTTCAGATAAATTTGGTTCTGATTTGGACTTACGTGGCTTCTTAGATTTAGCTTCAACTTTAGTTGGTTTCTTAAATAGATTTTTAATTTTATCAAACATAGTTTTTTATTTAGTATCTCCTACGTACTGGTGAGAATAACATACACGATGTGCATCTCGTACCACAGTTGTACCACCATATCCGGGCATATCTCTTTTAGTACCATCATTCTTTAAATAACTGTTTGCTCTGCTTTTACCATTAGTGCTAGTAGGCTTCCACTTACTACTATTGTTTCTATGCTCACCAAAAGCAGGATGAGCAGTCTTACTATAATACAACAATCCTCTACTATGATAGATTTCAGCTACTGCATCACTAAACGCACTACCAATGCCCAATCCTTGAAACTCAGGTAATACGACTGTTCTATGACCACGCCAATAACTATGTAGTGTACCACTTGTGCTATGTATGACTGCACCAAATACAACTGGTTTATCATTAATAAACCCTACATAACAATGTGCACCTTTAGCCAATGCAGTATCTAAATAGTGATACTTACCGAAATGCCTCCAATACGTGCTACTTGCGCTTTGGATGGTGAGAACAATGGCTGGTCGTCTTGAAACTGGATGAAGTAACCTCCTATTTTCTAAGACACAGAGATCCGTGTCATATACGTAGTCTGGATCTAACCATTCTACTATGTCTCTGTGGCAACTAGCAATATACAAAGGTTTGTTATCACCTTTCTTGTTGTAATACTTGCGAACACTATAAGCCAAACTCTTTGCAGTATCTCTATCAACTACACTGGTAAACTCGTCAATAGTATTGATACCTTGATCTAAACTAACAGCCATTTCAAATCTATGAAACTCACCATTACTCAATGTACCAACTGGTCTGAACCAAGCAGGAATACTACGTAAGCCACAACTCAATAACAATTCTTCACCTATTTCAGGTGACCTAAAGTTATCAATTACATAGGCTTCATCGTCTACATAGGGTCGTTTAAGTTCTCCTAAACTTCTTAGTATAGTACTCTTACCACTACCACTAGTACCCACAATCAACACAATACCATCATTAGGAAGTTCAGGTATAGTTACCTTTGCTTCCACATAGTCTTTAATATCATACTTGGCTTTTAGTGTTTCTAAGTAACTCATTTACAATATCTTTCATAAAAGTCAAAACTTGCTAGGTTCTTACCCTTGCTCTCGCACATAATGTCAAAGTCTTCGTTGAATGTTGCCGCCCACTTGTTAACTTCATCATTCCAGAAGTAGTCACTATGTGCACGTAGTTTTTGTTTGTTGTGTCCTGATTCTAGTAACAGTTGATGATTGGGTCTGACCTTAGTATTATGATTGACTAGTACATCTTCTCTGCTAACAGAATAATGAATGACTGGTCGTACACCACGCCAGCTATCAATTATACGCTTACATCTATCATCTTCTGGTGTGATGTATTCACCTGTTCTAATCCAGTGATGGTGTATGTCAAGTACAAGGGCGCATGTATCGGCAAGTTCAAGACTGGAGTCGGTGCCCCAACACATTTCATCGTTTTCAATCGTAAGACTGTTTCTAGCTTCGGGCGATAATCGTCCGAATACATCTTTGAT